TGGCATGGGCTGGCAACCTGACTTGCTCGGGTGCTCAGTTCCAAGGTCGTCTGTTCGACACCTCGGCTTAACTGAAACTAGCTCTCCAAGGTGGTGAGCAACCTTTGCACAGGCTTCCAGTAAACCCGGAGGCCTGTGCTCTTTTTGGAGGTATGAATCATGGCAGCAACATTTTCTGGATCTGACGCTCCGTCGGTCTACGACGCAACTGAGTCGCAGCCGCTGGGCGCTGTATCGACCGGTATCGGTCAACCAACTGATGTAACGGACGCGACTGGCACCGCTATCGCAACCGAGCGCATCGGCGGCACTGACTACAACCTGACCGTGAACAACCCGCTTGTTCCGGCTGCGTAACCCAGAGGGGGCATCCCGCCCCCTCGCTTTACTTCAATCATAAAAAAGGAAAATTCTATGAACACCACCTACGAGAATTACGAACCAAGTTTGAACGATCTGCTTAACGATCCGTTCAGCAAAAACATGAACGCCGGCGGCGTGCGTCCCGAAGACGATGGCCGCTTCCAAAACGACAAGAAGCTGCACGTTCGCTTCTTCGTCAAGCCAATGATGAACCGCGCCAAGTCGCGCCAAGCCGGCCGCCCGATCTTTGAAGAGGTCGAAATGGTCGAGATCATGGTGCCCGGCGACAAGCACAGCATTCCGATGCGTCGTGCCCGCGCTCTGGACAAGGCTCGCTTTGCCCGCCAGTACCAAGCATTCAAAGCCGGCAAGGAAGACCAGCAATCCGGCACGCCGCTGAACGTCGTCCCATTCATGACGCCAGCTAAGGCCGAGGAATACAAGTTCTTCCACATCGTCACGGTCGAGCAACTGGCCGGTGCCGCAGATAGCAGCGCAGCAGCTGGTGCCGTCATGGGCTTCCAGGGCGACAAGCAGAAAGCCGCGGCATACATCGCCATGTCCGAAGGCAACGCACCTGTGCTCCAACTCCAAGAGAAGCTCGAGGAGAAGGATCAGCAGATCGCTGCCATGCAGGATCAGATGAATCAGATGAATGCCCGCCTGGCCGAGCTCGCAACGAAGAGCAAGAAGGCACCAGCGGCAGTAACTAACGAAGAGTAAGGAGAACCGGGATGTCGACCTATCAGATCCAGAACTACGCGACGCTTGCTGACATCGTCAAGTACGTCTCGCGGTTGGTCGGCTATCCCGTTCCTACCGATCCGGCTGGCAGCACCGACCCGGCAGTTCAACAGATGATCGCAGCGGCCAACGTCGCCGCTGACGACATGCTGAACCTGTATGACTGGCAGCGACTGATCAAAGACTACGAGATCTCGGTTGTTGCCGACTACCCAGGGCAGCTGGAGAAGTCTTTCGATCTGCCGGGCGACTTCTGGCAGTTCATAGATCAGACGCAGTGGAACAAAGACACGCGCCTCCCGGCGATCGGCCCGGTATCGGCACAGGCTTGGCAGCAGATAAAGATCCGCATGCCGAAGGTGGTGCTCACCTTCCTGTGGCAGATCCGTGACCAGAAGCTGTGGATCCAGTCGCCGCCGAGCACGCCGCAGGTTTTCTCGTTCTACTACATGAGCCAGGGCTGGTGTATCGACGCCGATGACCCTGACACATACAAGAACGAAGCCACGAAGAACGGCGATCGCATCCTGTTCAATGCCTACCTGATGAGGCTCCTCACTCGGGTGAAGTGGCTCGAGATCAAGGGCTTTGACTCGTCCGGCGCAATGCGTGACTTCCTGGTGAGCTTCGAGAACCGTAAGGGCGACGAGATTGGCGCCCAGGTGCTCTCAATGGCATCGGCTCCCGGCCTGCCGTATCTGAACGTCCTGACAAACGCGCCTGACACAGGCTACGGCGGCGCGGGGTTCTAAGACATGCCGCTGGTTCCAGTAAAGAATCACAAGTCGCCGCGCAGGGTTGCGCAGTCGGCAAACGCCATGGCAACGGCGCTTCTAGCGCCGACGCTTGGCCTTAACTACCGCGACCCGTTCATCACCCTCGGGCCAAAGGACGCGGTCGTTCTCGACAACTTCATCGCTCGCCCTACCGGCGTAGCGATTCGTGACGGGTATCAAAAACATGTCACCGGACTCGGCGGTGTGGTTGGTTCTTTCCTGCCCTACCTGGCGCAGTCAAGCACGGATAGCAAGCTGTTCGCAACCGTCGGCGCAGATATCTTCGACGTCACCGACAGCACAGCCGCACCGGCAGCCGTAGAGACAACGACATCGAGCGACGGCATCTGGTCGTCGATCATGTTCTCGGCGCCAACGCAGAACTACCTGTGCTGCACTTCGGAATCAGGTGGCTACTGGACGTATGACGAGGCCGGTGGCTGGGTAGATCGCTCTGCAAACCTCACCGGCTTCTCTGGTGCGCATGGCTGCATCGCGGCCTGGAAGAACCGCCTCTTCATAGTTGCCGCTGGCACCAACAAGGTCTACTACCTGCCGGTCAACTCGATCCAGGGCGCAGCCTCTGAACTCGACTTCGGCCCACTGATGAAGCACGGCGGCCATGTGGTTGCCATCGTCAACTGGACGCTGAACGCCGGCATCGACATCGACGACTACTTTGTCGTCTTTGGCTCGCAGGGAGACATTCTTGTCTATCAAGGCACAGATCCAGACGACATTTCCACGTTCGCGCTGAAGGGCATCTGGTACATGGGTCGCCCCCCAGTCGGCGATCGCTTCTTCTGCGAGTACGGCGGTGAGCTCTTCGTCCTGACCGAGCTTGGCCTGCTGCCGCTCTCGAAGATGGTCAACGGCGAAGTCGCCAACACCTACAACGTCATGTCGGCCAAGATCCAGCCGGCACTGTCGCCGATGCTGACTCGACTAATCGACACGCCGACATGGGAAGTTCGACTAGCCGAGAACAACGACATTCTTGTCATCTCGCCGCCCCGCGAAGGCACTGTCTTCCGTCAGTACGTCATGTACATCCAGACCGGCGCCTGGAGCACGTTCTCTGGCATGCCGATCTACGCCATGACGACCTACAACGGCCAGATGTACTTCGGCGACGAAGATGGCAACGTCTACCTCGGCCTGTACGGCGACAAAGACAACATCAATCGTGACGGCACCGGTGGCGATGACATCGAAGGTCAAGTGCAGGGCGGCTTTAATGACTACGGCTCGGCCGCCAACCTGAAGCTCTTCAACATGGCTCGCCCGATTCTGATCGCTCCACAGACACCGGCTGTGCAGGCGCAGATGAATATCGAGTACACGTTCAATCCGATCTACGGCGCACCAAGCTACACCAGCGAAGACAGCGCCCGTTGGAGCGAATCATCTTGGAATGAAGCCGCCTGGACTGGCGACACGAATACATACGCAGCATGGGTCGGCCTGCAAGGCATGGGCTACTACGGCTCGCTGCGTCTGGCAATCAAAGGACGCCCGGGCACGATCTACGTCTCGAGCACGGTGCTCTATCAGCCTGGCGGGGTGATGTGATGAGCGACCGCTACGTCCTGTACGACCTGGTCAAGCCGGAATGGTTTGGCAACGCCCCTGACGGCGTGAACTTCTTCGTTGCCATTGCGCAGTGCTGTCACATCTGGGACGACTTGATCGACAAGGACAAGCCGGTCAGCGACGAAAAGATCAACGACATGATGCGCGTCGCGCTGGTCTTTCTGCCGCTCAATTCGGTCTACCAAAAGATCAGCCACGCCGCGCCGCACTTCTGGGCAAGCATCATCTCTGCCTACGAGACGGCGAACAAATACGAGAAGGACAAGGATGAGAAAGGCCTTGAGATCGGACACAATCTTCGCTATGCGGTCGGGCACCTGATTGCCTACGCCATGGAAGTCTGCATCGGCACACAAGAGGCACGGAAGCACCTGCCAGACATGTGGAAGTTGATCGTTTTTGAGAACTTTGAGGATTACAAGAAGGAGCACTTAAATGCCTAGCAATCCGTTTGATAGCCCGGATCCGCCACCAGCACCGGATTACACCGGCGCCGCAAAGGCGCAGGCGCAGTCGTCGAAGGAAGTAACGAACATCCAGAACTACGCGAACCGTCCGCAACAGAAGACGCCGTTCGGCTCCGTTACCTGGAACACTAAAGCCGTTACCGACCCGGCTACTGGCCAGAAGGTTACTCAGTGGACACAGAACTACGACTTCAGCCCGACGGTACAGGCCGCGCTCGACTCTCAGCAGCGACTGCAACGGGATCGCAGCCAGCTTGGCGAAAGTTTCATTAACCGAGTTAGGGATGAGTATGCGCAGCCGTTCAACTGGGGCGGCATGCCGGCGCGTGGCGAAAACGTGCAGGGATCTCAGTTTCAGTCTCTGCAAGGCAGTGCTCCGCAGTTGCAAACCCAACTCCAGAACGAAGCCAACGGCGCAGAGCGTCAGCGCATCGAGAATGCGTTATTTGAGCGTATGCAGCCGCAGCACGACCGGCAGCAGTCGGCGCTCGACGTAAAGCTGGCCAATCAAGGCATCACGGCTGGCTCTGAGGCCTACAAGCGTGCCATGCAATCTCTTGGTGACCAGCAGTCGCGTGAGCGCTTCAATGCTCTTGAGATGGGCGGCCAAGAGATGGCTCGTCTGCAACAGCAGCAGCTGGCTAACGCGCAGTTCGGCAATACGGCACTCCAGAACCAGCAATCTCTGGATCAAAGCCGTGCTGGCTTCAACAACCAAGTTGAACAAAACGAGTTTGCCCAGGGCATGCAGCAGTCGCAGTACCAGAACCAACTGCGGCAGGCGGCGATGGCAGAAGAGTTGCAGCGCCGCGGTCTATCTCTGAACGAGATGAACGCACTGCTTACCGGTCAGCAGGTGAACATGCAGCAGATGCCGCAGTTCAATGCTGCCCAGGCTTCGCAGCCGGTGCAGTACATGCAGGCGGCACAGAACCAGTACCAGGCCAACATAGACGCCTACAACAACAACAACATGAATCAGAACAGCCAGATGAGCGGCCTGTTCAATCTGGGCTCCAGCCTCGGCACGGCAGCCTTCATGTTCTCCGATTCTCGCCTCAAGAAAATTGTCGGCAAGGTAGGTGAGAAAAACGGAATCGGTTGGTATCTTTTTAAATATCTCGGCAGCAACGCCCTGTACGAAGGCGCAATCGCGCAAGAAGTGCAGAAGGTCAAGCCGGAGGCGGTCAAGCAACACGCCAACGGCTTCCTGATGGTGGACTACGCCGCACTGGAGGCTTAAGCAATGGACTACAACAAGTACATGAACGTCGACGACATCTCGGCAATGGAAGAGATGGCTCGGATCGACGATCCACAAGCACGCATCGACTCAATGCAAGGCCTTCAAGGCCTGGCCAACGGCATGCGCATGAAGAGCCTGCCAGAGCGCGGCAATGGCCGACTGATCGGTGCAACGAGCGGCCTAGAGGCTCTCGGTGGCATCGCGCAGAACGTGACTGGCGCAGCAATGCAAAAAGGATTGGCCGACAAATACGGCTCGATCCTCGACCAGAACAACGCCGCCCGCGGCAATGCCGCCAGCAAGATCGGCAGCAAGTACATGGTCAACGCCCTTCGCCAGAACCAGATCCCAGGCGTCGAGTCTTTTGACTACGGTGCTTACGGCGCCGTCGCTGATCAGATCGATCCGTACTAATGAGCCAATACGACCAGCTCCTTCTCGCATCGGCACAGCGCTACGGCGTTGACCCGGACATCGCCCGGCAGGTAATGCGGGTGGAGTCTGGTGGCAACCCGAACGCCGTCTCTCCAGCTGGCGCCATCGGGTTGATGCAGCTGATGCCGGGCACCGCACAGGAGCTTGGCGTCGACCCATACGACCCCGCTCAGAACATCGACGGTGGCATGCGCTACCTGTCGCAGCAGATCAAGAAGTACGGCCCACAAGGCGGCTTGGCTGCCTACAACGCCGGGCCTGGGCGCTATGAGCGCTCCGGCGGCGACCTCTCCAAGCTGCCTCGTGAGACGCAGCAGTACGTCAGCAAGGTGACAGGCATGAATACAGCACTCCCCAGCGCTCGCGCCGCATACGACCGGCACGACCCCGCGAGCGTCTACGACTTTCTCTTGCAGAACCAGCAGGACGTCCCGGTTCAGCAACTGACGCCGGAACAGAGAGCCGCCCTGACTGAGTCGCGCCAACGCCAGGCGGCCATGCTGCCGCTGGCAATCGGTGCCGCGCTGTCTGGCGACAAAAGCATTCGCGCCCTTGGCAGCCAGATGTACAACAACTCAGTCGGCGCACAGGGCGCTCAGAAGCTCGGCGACTACGGCTGGATGACCGAAGGCGGCGATCTGATCGAGAACCCGCTGCGTGCATCCGATCGCCAAGAGTCGCGCCGTGATCGCGCCCTGGCGCTGGCCGTGCAAGCAGCAAAGCAACAGCAGGCGCCGGCCGGCTATACCTGGGTCGACGGCCCGAACGGCGAGCCCTCTCTGACGTTTATCCCTGGCGGCCCGGGTGACCCGAAGGTCAAGCTGACCACCGGCCAGCCGTCTGAAGACGAGCGCAAGTCTGCGGGCTACGCATTGAGAATCCAGAAAGGGCTTAACACAATCCAAGACGTCACCGGCAAGAACCCTGACGTAGCAAAGCCAGAGCTCACTGCACGAGCCCTCAGCAAGCTGCCCGTGTTCGGCCAGGATCTGGGCAACTGGGCAACGTCGCAAGATCGTCAGCGCGTCGAAGCAGCGCAGCTGGACATGCTCGACGCTGCTCTGACCTTGAACACCGGCGCTGCCTACACCCGCGAGCAGCTGCAAGGCCTGTCGAAGTCTTACTTCCCACAGATCGGCGACGGCGAGAAGACGATCGCCGAGAAGAAGGCTCGACTCGACGACTTGATCGCTACGGCACGAACTCGAGCAGGCCGTGCTGACACAGGGCCAGCGGCTCCTGCCGCTCCGGCTGCACCTGCCGGCGGTATGCCGTCAGCTGATGCGATCGCCGCGGAGCTCGCACGCAGAGGAGTGAAGTAATGGATCTGTCGCAACTTTCGACTGAAGACCTGATCGCCATGCGCGGCGGCGACCTGTCGAAGGTCAGCGTCGACGGCCTCAAGGCTATGCAAGGCATGGCTGCTGCACGAGATCCGATGGCCATCAAGGCAGCACAGCAGAAGCAAAACGCTAACACCTACGCCGGCGAAGACGTCGGCACCATGGGCACGATTATGCGTGGCCTGGGCGGTGCAAAGCACGCCTGGGACAAAGCAGCGATGGGTCTCAAAGGTCTGGTCACTGATCTGACTCCAGAAGACCAGGCGCTGCTCCAGCAGGGCGAAGCATTCTTGAACGAAGGCGGCACGGCTGCCAAGGTTGGCCAGATCGGCGCAGATGTCGCCATGACGGCCGCCCCGGTAGCTCGTGGCATGCAAGTAGCCAACGCTGGCATTCGCATGCTGCCGAAGGCTGCGCAGTTCATTGGCAAGGGCGGCATTGCTCCGGCGGCTGTTGCCGGTGGTGCTGTGAGCGCCGCGCTGGATCCAAACGACCGAGCGGGCGCTGCCATGGGTGGCGCTGCTGGTGGTGCTATCGGCCAGGGCGTTGGCAACGTGCTGACGAAGGCGCTGGGTGGCGTGGTGTCGAACCGCGTAACACCGGAAGCCCGCCAGCTGATGAATCAGGGCGTAAATGTGCCGCTCTGGAAGGGCACCGAATCCAAAATTCTGCGCGACGTCGGCGAGCGTGCAAAGGTGCTGCCCGTTGTCGGCAACATCATCCGCGGCCAGGAGCGCAGCGCATTCGATGACTTCAACCGCGTCATGGCCGGGCGTGCTACGCCACCGACCCCGGTGCTCGACGATGCAGGCAACGTGCTGCGCTGGGAGACAGGCTCAAAAGTCTCTGGCACTGGCAGCGAAGCCATCGACGAGCTCGGCAAGCGCTTCAATCAATCCTATGACGCGCTCTACAAAGGGCGGGGCATCCCGGTCGATGATGCCTATGGCCGCGAAACTGCCAGCATCCTCGAGAGCACCCGCAACTACTTCCCGCGCATCGCTGACGACGTCGAGTCGGCGTCTCGCCAGGCTGACGACATCCTGCGTCGCGGTACGGAATCCAAGTTTACGCAAAGCCCGATCGTCGATGACGCCGGCAAGCCCTTCGTCAACGAGCAGATGGGTCATGCAACGACCCGACCCGAGTCGGTTAAGCAAGCCATCGACGCGCTCGAAACTCGCATAACCAGCGCCTACCAGCGCGGCGATGCAGAGGCAGCAGAGCAGCTGAAGGCGCTGCGTGCATCGATCGAAGATCTGCGCGGCCGTGGCCTCCCGCCAGAAGTCGCATCGCAGGCCGGTGAAATCAACAAGGCCTACGCAACATTCAAGCAGCTGCAACGTGCGAACAGCCAGCTGGGCGCTCAGACGTCTGGCGTGACGACACCGCGGCAGATGCTTAGTGCCATCAAGGCAAACGATCGCACGCCGGGCAAGTCGGCGTTCTCTCGTGGCTCGGCACTCAACCAAGCAGACGTTCTGAATGCAGAGCAGGTGCTTGGCAGTCGTCTGCCAGATGTCGGCCCGGGCACCGCAGAGAAGCTGCTGCCCGCGATTGGCTTAGGTCTGCCGATGATGGGCTACGACGCAGGCTTGACCGCACTGCTCGGCACGAAGACTGGGCAGAAATTCTTGATGGGAGGCCTGCCTGGTCAGGCCGGGATCCGTCAGTACGGAAATCAATATCTGGTGCCGGCGCTTCGCTCGTTCGGCGTCGCTGAAGGCAACTAAGGAGAAGAAGCATGTCTCGCAATAGCTCTGGAACCTACTCGCTACCGACCGGCAACCCGGTTGTATCGGGAACCATTATCGAGGCCTCCTGGGCCAACAGCACGTTAAGCGACATCGCTTCCGCGCTGACTGACTCGCTCTCGCGTAGCGGCCAGGGAAGCATGTCTGCGGCGCTGCGGATCGTCGACGGCACGGTGTCTGTGCCCGGCATCGCGTTTGGCAACGAGACCGGATCTGGCGCTTACCGCGCCGCCGCTGGTGATTGGTATCTGACGGTTCTTGGCTCCGGCATCGCTCGTATTCGAGCCACTGGCATCGATGTGACTGGCGACCTTGGCGTCAGCGGCACCATCTCTGGCAACCTGACTGGAAACGTAACGGGCAACGCCAGCACGGCAACAACTCTTCAAACCGCGAGAACCATCAACGGCACCAGCTTCAACGGTTCGGCAAACATCACGACCGCATCGTGGGGTACGTCCCGCACCGTAACCATTGGCTCTACCGGAAAGTCTGTTGATGGCTCTGCAAACGTCTCATGGTCGCTTACAGAAATCGGAGCGCCGTCTACGTCAGGCACTGGTGCAACTGGAACCTGGGGCATCAGCATCTCCGGCAACGCCGGTACGGTGACGGATGGTGTCTATGCGAGCACGACGCAAACCATCAGCGGCGTCAAAGCATTTACAGGTGCATACACTGAAATCAAAGGCGTCTCTGGTGCGTACACCGGCACCCTGTACGTTGGCAGCCGTCAGTTAAGAAATGTGACGTCTAGCAACTTGTGGGAGTTCGTCAACGCGGCAAACACGGCTGTTATTGCGTCGCTGTCGAATGCAGGCGACCTATCGTTCAACTCCGGCTACGGCTCTGCTGCTACTGCATACGGCTGCCGTGCATGGGTAAACTTCAACGGCACTGGTACGGTTGCTATTCGTGCAAGTGGCAATGTTAGTTCAATTACCGATAACGGTGTCGGAGATTATACAGTAAACTTTGCTACCGCAATGCCAAATAATAACTATGCCATTGTTCAGGGTGTCAATGATGACCCAGGAGCTTTTGGGGTAAACATATTTACAGAACAGGGCAACGGCTCAAGCTATGGCTCAAAGACGACGACTAGTTCTGTTCGCCTTAGAGCTGGTCAGAATTTGAGTGGTGCGTATGTGGACTGTGGAGTTATCAATCTTGCGTTCTTCCGCTAATCAAAGGAGCTTAATAAATGACCAAACGAATCATCTATCCGACTCCTGATAGTGGAGTAGCAATCATCATTCCAGCAGAGTCTATTGAACTGGCTATGAAAGACATCCCAGAGGGCGTTGAATACAAGATCATCGACACCACTGACGTACCGTCAGATCGCACCTTCCGTAACGCTTGGGAGTATCAGGCATGACTATTGTTATTAACCTAGATAAAGCCAAGGGCATCACGCATGACATTCGTAGGGCCAAGCGAGCTGAAGAGTTCGCCCCTTTGGACATCAAAGCGACTATCCCTAGTGAATCTCAGGCTGCTGAAGCTGCGGCCAAAGAAGAGGCTGCACAACAAGAGGAGATCACAGAATGATTACGATCAACATCGACAAGGCCAAGGCAATCGGCCACGACATTCGCCGTGCAGAGCGCGAGAAAGAGTTCGCGCCGCTCGACGCCGTCATCGCCAAGCAGATCCCTGGCAAAGACGCACAAGCAGCAGAAGCCGAGCGCCAGAAGATCCGCGACAAGTACGCCGTGATCCAGCAGGAGATCGATGCAGCTGCTACGCCGGAAGAGATCAAAGCCGCCCTTGGCCTTTGATATTCCCTCGGCATAGAGAAAACCGCAACCATAAAATAAAATAGCAACTCACCACCTACTAGGAGAACAACAATGGAAATCAAACTGACGCTGACTGTTGAAGAAGTGAACATTCTGCTGAACCTGATCGGCCAAACGCCGACGTCCTCGGGCCTGTTCCCGCTGGCCGTAAACATCAAGGGTCAGGCAGAGGCTCAAGTTCCGAAGCAGGAAGAAGAACAAAAGCCGGAGTAAGTCATGCTGGACAAAAAGGGCACGCCTGACGCCGCCGAGTTTCTCGCCATGCTTCTGCATGGCGTGACGGCGACACACATGCTTCATCTGCTGCGCAAAGGCCCGAAGGCCTACGCACGGCATATCGCACTGGGCGAGCTCTACGACGGGCTCAGTGATCTAACAGATAGCCTGGCTGAGTCCTACTTCGGCTGCTACGAGTTCATCACGGAGTATCCGGGGATCAAGTTCCCGGACTTCGACACCAACACAGACCCGGTGGCCTACGTCAAAGAGCTCTACGAATACGTCGAGGACAAGCGCAAGGCGATGGGCGACGAGTCGCACATCCAGAATCAGGTCGACGAGATCTGCTCTCTGCTCGCCACGGCTCACTACAAACTTCGAGATCTAGGGTGAGAGCATGCCGGACACTGAACTCGCACTCCTGTCCGTCAAGCTCGAAACCCTCCACGGCGACGTCGCTGAAATCAAAGGCGCGATGAACGAGCTCACCAAGGCCATCATGAAACTGGCCTTGATCGAAGAGCGCCTAGCGGTTGCAAACAGCGCCCAGGAGCGTGCCTTTGCGGCGATCTCAAAAATCGAGGCACGGCTTTCTGCTTTGGAGCGTAAGGCGCCGCTTAACGACAAGGCGACCGTCTGGATCGACCGCGGCATCACGGCGATCGTCGGCGCAACGCTGATGTTCATCTGGGACAAGGTGACGAAGTGAGGTTCGAGGCGGCCTTCGACCTATTGATGAGCCACGAAGGCGGCTTCTCGAATCACCCTGACGATCCTGGCGGCGCCACGATGTACGGCGTCACCGAGAAGGTGGCTCGAGCCAACGGCTACACCGGGCACATGCGCGACTTCACGCTCGACCAGGCCAAGGCCATCTACCGCAAGCAATACTGGGACGCCTGCCAGTGCGAGGCCATGCCAGACGCCGTGCGCTACCCGCTATTTGACGCAGCGGTCAACTCCGGCCCTGTGCAGTCGATCAAGTGGCTCCAGGCTGCGGCCGGCGTCAAAGCCGATGGCGTGATCGGGCCGATGACCCGGCAGGCCGTCAATGTCCTCGACCCCTATGCGCTCAAGGCGGCCATGCTGGCTCGCCGGCTGCGCTTTATGACTGACCTAAGTAACTGGCCTTCCTTTTCTAAAGGATGGGCACGGCGTATTGCGTCAGTTCTGGAGATGTAAATGGCTTTCGACCCTATAAGCGCCGGCATCGAGTTCGCCGGCAAAGTCGTAGACCGGATCTGGCCTGACGCCACTGAGGCTCAGAAGGCCGAGGCCAGCCGGGTCATTGCGGAGATGGCGCACGATGAAACAATGTTCAAAACCGAAGTTGACGATCGCGCCTCTGCCCGGACGCGGGAGGCGACGATTGCAACGTCTGATGCAGCGCCCACGCTTAACAAGGTCATCACGCCTCTTCTTGCTATCGGTGTGCTGGTATCTACTGTTGTACTGTTTGGCGGTGTGGTATTTGGTTCCGGGGTTATTGACGCAAGCCGCAAGGACATTGCAGTTTTCGTCCTTGGCCAACTAGCCGGGATCTGCACCATGGTCATCGCCTACTACTTCGGCTCGAGCTCGGGCAGCACGGCAAAGAACCATGTCATCGAGGAACTCATGGCGCAGAAGAAATGATGTGCCGTATTTGTGCCGTATTTGTGACTTAAACAGTCAAAAACAGGTCAAATTTGACACTCAATAAATTTGTAACCCATTGTTTTTATTGCTGTTCACCCTACCCTACCCTGTCTGTTAATCCGTAGGTCCCTGGTTCGAGCCCAGGTCGAGGAGCCATATAAATCAAGGGGTTAGGTAGTTTTCTGACCTAACCCCTTTTTCGTTTGTGCCCGATTTGTGACTTAGATTTTGAGGTGGCTATGAAAAAGGTAGTTTCTTTTGCACTCGGAGCGGTCGTTTTATCTGGGTGCGCAACAGTCAGAGAGAGCTACGCACCAGACGGTCGAAAGGCCTATGCGCTGAATTGCAGTGGCACTGCTCGAGGCTGGGACAAGTGTTTTTCAGCGGCCGGAGAAATCTGCGGTGCAAATGGTTACGACGTCCTAGATCGAAACAGTGAAAGCCAAGTCACTGGCAGCTACGGCAGCAGCGCAAACGTGAACTCTTCCGGTGGATCTGCGTCCAGCGGCGGCTTTATTGGCAAAACCAACGAGCGCACCATGCTGGTCGCTTGTAAGCAACCAAAGCAATAAAAAAGGGGCCGAAGCCCCTTGTGGTTTTAAGCGACGGCTTTTAATTTTGGCTTTGAACGGATCGAAATGTTCATTGCCTGACCGATCAAGTGGTCTTGTGAAAGATGGGCGTATCTCTGAAGCATTGCCGCGCTTCTCCATCCTCCAAGCTCTTGAATGACATGCAACGGCGTCCCGGCCATTGCGTGCCATGAAGCGAAGGTGTGTCGGAGATCGTGCCATCTAAAGGTCTCCGGCACACCAGACCTTCTCAACGCAGAAATCCACGACTTTCTTGCCATCGGCCCAGACGGAAAAACAAGCTCGCTTTCGTTGCCCTGCTGGCTCGCAATCGCCGCATGCGCGTCGTCATTGAGCGGCACAGGAATGGCTCGCTTGGCTTTCGCTTGATCGGGGTGAATCCACGCCATGCGTCGCTCAAGCTCAACCTGATCCCAGCGCAGGCCATAGATATTTGATTTGCGCAGCCCGGTACTGACGGCGACAACGGCAGCAGATCGATGTGGCTCCGGCAAATTGCGCAAGAGCGAACAGAACTGATCTTCCGTCAAATAAGCAATGCGCTTGTCAGGCTCAACGTATGTCTGAAAAGCCGGGACTTTGTCGACCCAATCCCAGACATCTCTAGCCCGTCGAAAGATTGCTCGAAGCAATGCAACGTATCGATTCCTAGTTGCCGGAGTCTTGAACTGCTGCATCAAGTTGGCAATTTGATCTCTGGTGATATCTTGAAGGTCTTCCGTTCCGATGTTGTTTCGGAAAAACTCAATCTTGGCGATATCGTCCCTAATCGATCGCTTGTAGTCTTTCTCGTCTAGCCAACGCAACGCCGCTTCGTCAAAGGTGTGCCTTGGCTTTATACCAAGGCGATCTTGCTCCCATGCTTCTGCACAGAGCTTGTCGTGGAGCTCTTGCGCAGCTTTGCGCGAAGTTGTTTCAGCCGAACGTCTAATGCGCTGGTACTTCGTTGTGATGTCGATGTACCAGATTTCGCCTCGCTTTTTAATAGGCATAGTTTGTGTTCCTTTCGTTCGTGTTTGAGTGCATCCTTTACCTCGTTAAGATCGAGACGCCATGAACCGGCGACTCGGTAGGCCGGGATCTTCCCGGAGTCGATCAGGCGACGAACCGTGCGGTCAGAAACCCCAAGTTCTTTCGCCATCTCAGGTATAGATAATAGTGCCATGGTGAGAAAATATCAACAGTGTTTCATTAAATAAAGGGCGATTAGGGCCGAATCTGCCCGCCCGTCGTCCTTGACCCGCTTGAACTCGCCAGCCTTGTCTGGCCAGACTTCCATGGCTCTTTGACGGCTGCCACCCTTGCCCGGGGCGATTCGCATCTGCTTTGCCCATGTCTGCGGCGGCACGAGCTCGTAGGGTATGCCGAGGCCGGCGAGAACCCCCTCCAGCACGCCAAGGCTGCGTCCGAATCCAAACATTGAGCTCACCCCTTGGCCGGGGCGTGCGGCGACGCTCTCGACGATTGCACGCGACTGGCCGCAAAACATCTTGAGCTCGTCGGCGATCGCCGCTGGGGCGACCTTGCGCTTCATGCTCTTGCCGACCTGGACCTCGACTGTCGGCATGTCGAAGACTTGGACGATGTTGCTGCCTCTGTCTAGCACTGTGTAAGCGCCGTCGAGCCCGGGGTCGAATCCGATGAAAAACTCAGTCACGAGTTAGCTCCTCTTTGTGCGCGTCGCTGACTTTTTTGACAAAGTCTTTCAGCACCGCCGCGTCCATCAGAAAAATTTTCTCCTCCCGGTTGACGATGTACGGCGCATTTGTCGACAGCGCGATACGCTCGATGTCTTTCTCAGTCATTGCACTCTTCCTCTTTTTTGAACAATTCTTTCGATGCGACCGGCACTTGTCCGGCCATCCACCGGCAGCCCTCGCAGCCCCAGTCGCTGTGCCACAGGTCGTACTTGCACAGCACGCTCGTCTGGTGCTGCACGCGGCGCAGGATGGTGTGATAAGTGCCGTCCGGCTTGTAGACGCGATCCGGTGCGAAGTAGCCAGTCGACATCGCCGGCCGGTTGTGACAGCCATATCGGAAGTCGTCGCCGATCTTTGTCTTCGGGTGTACTGGGTGATCAGCCACGGGCATGCTGTGCACCTCCGCAGTCGGCCTTGCGAATGCCGTGAAAGCTCTCGATCAGCCGAGCGAAGCGAATGGCATGGCCGCCGGACTCTTTCCACAGCGCCAGAATCTGCTCATCGTTTAACGGGGTGTTTTCTGTCGCCACTGACGGCCTCCTTGTTGACGGTGAAGGCCTTGACGCGCTTTCCGTGGTTCTCGATGTAGATGTGGGTCATGATCAGCACGCCCTTATGGGTGAGCCGCTCGACGATGCGGTAGACCGTCGAGCAGTTCATGTGCAACTCGTCGAGCATCTCTTTGATCGTCCGCGGCTGCGGCTTCCCGTGGATGTACTCGATGACCCGGCGCTCCCACTGATTGAACATCTCGGCGTGCTCGTCTGCGGTGATGACGGGCGTCTTGAAGAAGATCTGCATCAGCGGGTGCATGGCTATAGCTCCAGGAGCAGCTGCATCTCTTCCGCAGCTTTGTCGAGGCCACCCTCGACGTCGTACTTGATCCGCTTTTTCAGCGTGCCAGGCTTGACGTTCAGCCTTTCGGCGACTGATTTGGCTGCTTCGTTCCATATCTCTGTTGCCTCTCTCTTTGCCTTGTAAAGCTCGGACAGTTCTTCTCGTTGTTTTGGTGGGATGCGCACTGCTTACTCCTTGTACTTGGTGTGGCGTTGCTGTTCTACGGCCGCAACGGCTGCCTTTATTTTTTTCTGTTCCTCGGTCAGCTTCGTCGTCGTGTTCTTGTAAACAATGTCGAGGTCGTCAGTGAGGTCGGCGACAGTGAAGGGCTTCGAGCTAGTCACCTTGGCTCCGAGGAAGTGTTCTTTGATCTCGTCGATGACCTTGTCGCCAACGAGCGACGGCAAAGTGACGGCAAGCTCATGGCTATTCCAGCCGTAAGGGCTGTTCTTAAACTTCGTGCCGTCAGCCTTCTCGTACTCGACCCAGTTCTCGCCGCCGTCAATCGGTTTGGCGTAAGGAATCAGCGGCGGGATATACAGGTGAGATACACAGCCGCGCTGGTCTTTGATTTCGTTGCGTTGTTGGCCGCATGTCCAAGTTCCTTCGGCGGACGGCGACGAGTGAGCACAGGTGCGGCAATTAACGTCAGCGATCTGATCTTGATGGCATAGGCTGTAGTGGTCGCACCACTTGCACTCGTACCAGCTTGGATCCTCTGACAGTCGCTGCGGTGGCGACGTCATCTCGAGCAGCATCTTTGCGCGGTCGAGGTGCTGCTCAAAGCAGTCTTTGTCGAAGTGAACCCACTCCGAATAAATCTCGTCGTTATCTTTGTTCTGCGCCAGATACATGGCTCGCTCGATGTCGAGCAGCCCCATGTACATCTGCATCTGAACGTAATGCTGAAACTTAGCGGCCCGCACGCCCTCTTTCTGGAGCTTGGCGTAGCTCTTGTTGTTATGTGTTTTGCACTCAATGACAGCCCACGACTTAGGGGCTTCCACAAAGCCGCGTCCAATGCCGTCAACGCTTCCGGCAAGATGCCCGTCGTGCGCACTGACGGCGATTTGTTTATTCGATTCACCGTCTGTTACGAAAATCTCAACACCAATGTCGCGCAAATCTTGAATGAGGCGCTCCTCTTCACGCTGCCCGGTGTTAAATACTCTGAGAATGCGGCCGGGGAATGCCGGTGCTTTTGCCCAGCGCCATGACAGCCAGATGTGCCGATCGCATGGGTGGCCAATAAGCGAGCAGCCCATGTGCGGGCGGTGCGGCGTATTGCGTCTATCCCAAATCTTGATGATCTCTTTAGCGGTGCTCTTTGTTGGTTCTGGTAATGCTGTCATGTCTGTCTCGGTTCTACTAATTTAGTAGGAAATTAGTAGGAAATTAGTAGAGGTGGGTGGCCGCAGTATCCCGCTGCACGATCCCTCCTGAGCTATTAGGTTGATCTAGCCACCCGTATAAGGTGGGGCTACTTGCGCACGCCTTTGATGGCCCAAACCCCTTTGGTTAAAAAAATGCGCACGCTTTCGCCCCGTAGAACTTAGTAGCCGCAGCCACACATCTGTTTGCCGCCGTAGCCGGGGACGCAGCGATACGGCGCATAGGCCGGACACGATGCAGCGGCAGCCGCTGAGAACAGAACGATGGCAATGGCAAAGATTGCTTTTTTCATGGTGATCTCCTTAGTTTCTTACTTCTGCCAAGGTTTCTTGGCAGCGCCTACGGCAGCAGAAGCGGCGGCCGGCGCTGGCTTTGCTGTCGGTGCTTTGACAGTGCCGATAGGATTGGCGTACTTGATGCGGTTACGGGTCGGATCATTCTTCTCAAGGCCAACACCCACGGTCACGGCTTTAGCGATGAGCTCGTCGGTGTCCGAGCAGGACAGCTTGCCCAGCGCGGCAAGGCACAACTTGGCGAATTGCTGCTCGCCGATCTCTTGCGCCTTCGGATTCGGATTGACAAGGTTGTAGTTAGCCCAGAGCTTGCGGCCATCGTGCTCGCCTTCGTAAACTTGAAACTCGACGCTGACGTAGTAGCCGTTGCCGTTCTTGGTTTCGCGGTAGTCGGCGTCATTGATGACGACGTTGTATTCACCGTCTGGTAGCGGTGCGCGATCAAAGCTGTTGTCGTTGAGGGTCGACTCGTCGCCGGTGTATTGGAAGTTCAGAGATGCCATTTTTTTGAGTTCCTTTTTAGAAAATTGAGAAAATCACTACACTGTATGCAAAGCAGAAAGCTGGTCAGCAATTGCGCTCCACTCCAGAGCGCAGTCTTGCAATCCAAAACGGTTGCCGCTGGGGTATGCGGGGTGCGCTTCTAGGTGAAGCACACGCTCGCCGGTCTTGTTCGCCTTGACCTCTTTGTTACCGAAGCCGGCGTCTGTCTTGCGCAGAGTGATCCGGTGAGCAGCGAAGCCAACGATGTCGGCCCACTCCTCCACAAGAGCGGATGCCTTGCTGTGCATCTTCAGCACATAGGCGTCGTAGCCTTCATGCGTCGGCGACTCGATGTGCTGCTGCTTAACGTGGCAGATCAGGATGACTGCCATGCCCCGCTCCCGGCGCAAGGCCTCGAAGCCATCAAGCAAGTTCTTCCACTCTGCGGCGGCGGCAACATACCCTTTGCCGTAGCCCGGGGTCTCGATGTCCTTCCAGCCATTCTGGCGGCAGACATACTGATGAACAAGCGGTTCTGTCCAGTCGAGCGAGTCGAGAAAGACGGTGTTGAAGTCGTGCTCTTCAGTAAGCAGGGTTTGGATGGCGGCGTAGACGTCTTCCAGAGTGGTGGCGAGCGGGAAGGCTTGTGCATCTACGCCGGCCAAGCCGTCTTCAGTGATGATGCCAACTGAGTTCGGGGCGCAAGCGGCAAGCGTGGACTTGCCGATCTTTGGCTCGCCAGCCAAGAGGATCTTGGGAGCCTCAAGGCGGCGAGTCTTGCTGATTGAGGTTAAGTCAAATGCCATGTGTTACTCCTGAGTGATTGTGACGCTGGTCTTTTGTGGTTTGACCGTCACGGCGTGAGCGATGGAGCGCCACAGATCAGGATGATCCGAGCGAATCTTTTTTAGGCGGGTTTCGTCCAGCTTGGGGGCCATGTAGGCCGGCTGAATATCAACTGGCCATGCCATGGTCAGCATCAAAAGATCAGTCGGGTCTGCCTTGTATGAAAGCCGTCCCGTCGTCGTTACCTTGATGCCGTCGCCCAAGTCGGTCGACTGCGAGCCCTCTTCCCTTGCGCCAATGAGTTCGATGAGTGCCTTCTCAATGGCGATGCGCTGGTTGGTAGCTTCTGTTTCTTTTGCCTTGGCTTCGAGCCAGAGAGTTGATAATGCTTTAACGTCCTGACCCAGCATTACGCACCTCCCCATGGCAATACAAACCAGACGCCAAGACAGGCGGCAACTAAGGTTCCGAGCACTGCAAAGTGCTTGGCATCCTGTCGCAACTTGTTAACGGCGTCGAGCTCGTGTTTCCACGGGAGGTTCTTCGCATGATTCGGAAGTGTCCGAGTAAATTCTTGTCGCCGTTCCGCAAAACGGCCGATGATGAGTTTGTCCATTTATTTATCCTTGGTTTTTTTAATTGCTGTTTCCACGTTTGGTTTTATTGGCAGAGGGTCGCAATGACCTTGTTCCGCGAATCGCTTTGTGTTTCTTGTTCGTGTTTATCGTTCGATAGTGTTCTCCCGTTATTGTTAATGCAACGCGTCACGGTAATCGCAACGCGCTGCTCAAAAAATTAGTTACAAGTAGTCAGATTTGGGCCAATGCGCATACAGGTAATGGTTTCGCCGTTAGTGCCAGAGAACGTGCGCATGTTTGGGCTGATGTCCATGATAGTGATTTGTGCGTATGCAGAAACCGCAAAACCGGCGGCCAATAAAGCGACAATCGTTTGTTTCATTTTGATCCCCTTACTTAGTTGAATACTTTTTTTGCGAATCCGACATAACCGTCTTTCTGGTTCCACCATGCGATGAATGGCCCGTCCTTGATGCATTCATCGTCTTCAAACCGGCGCAGATCGCGATCTTCAACGATGCGATGATGTCCCGGGCAGTGGTAGCAGTAGAGGTCTTGGAGTAATGCAACAGCGCCCTCCTCGTCTGCCTTGTGCAGAAAAGGTTCGGCGTCGTCGCCGTGAACAAAAAGAATTTCTTCGTATGCCATATCAGTACCCCGATGGACTAAGTTGTTGATCGGGTACTAGCTTGCCATACGGGATTTGAAGCTGGCCAGCTTCCTGCGCCAGCAAATCCTGATACAAATCCTCGAGGCCAAGTTGCTCATTCATCCAGTTGCGATACACCCGGAAGTTGTCCCGGCTGTACGTCTTCCAGTAGGCGATCTTGTAACGCACATCTGGATCCTGCTTGGCGCGGATGAGGCTCAGACCATTGAGGTAGTGGGCAAACTCACGCGGGCTCATGCTGCCACCTCGTTCAGAAACTCGTAGCGGCATGCGGGCTTGGTGTTGAGCTTAACAACGTAGTCGTGGATGTCGGCCGTCTTCTGCTGGTCGATCTCCTCGCTGTGGCGACGGAACGGGCGGTCGACGATCTCAAGCGTCTTGGGGTCGAGGACGTAAACGCCGTTGTCGTAGTTGTCGCAGTCGGCGTGGCAGATTTTTTCGCGGTAGATCGACAGCCGGCGATTTGGCTCGGCGAAGAACGGGCGAATGAATTGTTCTAATTGATCGACGTCGCGCTTCTGCGAGCCGGCGTCGTGGTAGCCAAGATCCTTGGCGGCAGCAAGAAAGCCCTCAACGGACGCACGGCCGCCATTCCAATGAAGGTAGAGGCAAGGTGCATTCGGGGCGGTGCTGAATGTGATCACTGCGCGGTTTCCCATGTTAGTTCTCCAGTTTTGTGTTTGTGTTCGTGTGTCGTGATATTCGCAACGCATCATGCGTGGCAAAGGCCGGCGTCGATCAGGTCGCGTGCGGTGCGACCAAAGAAGCCTTGGAGACGCCATACCAGACCGGTGTCGATCAGGTGCTGCCAAGCAGCGATGCGTTCCTCTTCGGTTTCAGTTTCAACCCAGCCTTCGGCGATTCCGGTTGCGTCGAATGTGTTCATGTTCGTGTTCTCCTAGTTCGTGTTAGTCAGCACTTGCTGACATTGATCATTTTAGACATGTTTGAGAAAAACGCAACACTTTCTGCACAAAAAGTTGAAAAAATTTCAATACGTCCTGAAAGCCGCATCAGAACGGCTTGATCCATAGGATTGGCGAGGCCCAGTCAATGCCGGCGTTTTCCACAATCCGGGGCTTGGTGGCGGTTATGACAAGGTTGTAGGTTCCCTTCTTGTAGCCCTTCTTGATCACCCCGGTCACGACGCCATTGCCGTCAATCTGACAGGCGCAGGCGCGGTCGAGCATCCGATCCGGTTCGACATGGTCGCCCGAGATGATCATTACCCAGCCGTCATGCGGGCTGGCGTGGTCGCGTACTTGAACAGCATAGGAGCCGCCCGGTACGTCGGCCGGGGCTTCAATAAACTCAGGCTCACCGGCGGGGATCTCTTCGATCGTGGCCTCTGGCGATAGGTAGCCGGTTAGCCGTACCTTGCGGACGTCATCGCGGACGTCCACCCCTGCCCTGCGCAGGATCTCGGTGACGGGTACGGCAAGGAGCGCGGCGATCTGCTGCGCCTCAGTGGCGGTCATCTTTCGATCGCCACGGAGCATTAAGGTTACGGCGGCTGGATCTACATTAAGGTGCTTTGCCAGCTTGCGCTGGGACATCTTGATGTCGCCAAGACGGTCTCGAAACCAGTCTGTGTCGACTATTGGTGTTGCCATATTTTTGCTTCTCCGGTTCTTGTTTGGGTTCGTTGTGCGTTTGTGTTTAGGTTTTCTCATGTCTTTGACACCGCTTTAACAGTGTATAAACTAATTGAGGTTTTATCAACTCTATATCAAGCGCCATGCGTGAAAATAATTCAATCAAACCCGCAGACTATGTGATCTCGAGCTTCGGCTCCGGGTCAGAAGTTGCCCGCGTACTGGGCGTCGATAAGTCGACCGTTTCCCGTTGGAAACTACCGAAGGAGCGCAAGGGAACTAACGGCAACATTCCCCAGAAGTATTGGGTTGCCCTGCTCTCCGAGGCGCAGACTCGAAGCATTCGCTTGACGATTAGCGACCTCGCAGGGTTGTGATTTTCTCAATTTCGCTGTAGTTTTGTCTTCGGCGGCTGGATAGTCTGTGCTGATCCCACGGGCGAAACGCTAGGTCTCCAGCCCCTTCAGCCGCCACCTTACACAATAAGAACGGAGACCGGGAGAAGATGTTGAATTACCTCACCACCACCACTGCCGACGAAGATCAGGACGTAAACATCAGGTTTTCGATCGGCAAGAACAGGTTTGACGCGAACCCAAAAACCCTAGAAGTTGGCACGTTTACAGAGTTTCAAGACAAGGTACTGACCACCAGATCGGCCATCAAAGGCCTGTTCTACGTCGCGGCATCCTTTGGGGATGGTCGCCGGTCGCGGGACAGCGCTGAGCCAACATGCTTTCTGTGCTTCGACTTCGATGGCATCCCCGGCGCGGACGCATTCGCCGAGCTCTGCATGTACCTGAGCGCCTACCGAGGATTTGGCTACACCACGGCCAGCCACACGCCGGAAGCGCCTCGAGCCCGGGCCATCCTAGCCACCGACCGGGAGATGACCCGCGAGGAGCGCATGCGGGTGAGCCAATACCTTGAGCAGTGCATCGCCATGAAGGTCAAAGGCATCAAGTTCGACGCCAGCGTATACCGCCCAGAGCAGCCCTGCTTCACCCCAGTATTCGAGAGCCAGACCTTCTGCTGGGACGGCGAGCCGGTCAACGTCGACGCCATCCTCACCTTTGCGCCCAAGCTCAAGGAGGAAGGCCCGACCGCGGCAGAGAACCTGATCGTGCTGTCGACCAACGACCCGATTCTGAATGCCCTGCGCAGCCAAGGCCTGATTAAGCGTGACTTGGGTGCTGGGAAATTCGCAATACGTTGTCCGTGCGCCAATGAACATAGCGGCCCATCGCCCTCAGAGACCACCACGACCTACTCCCTGCCTCATACCAATGGCTTCGCCACGGGAAACTTTAGCTGCCTGCATGCCCACTGTGCGGAGCGTCCACAGGCCGAGTTCATTGAGGCGCTTGGCCTAAACGCCAAACAGGCCAAGGCCGAGCAGACAAAGGTCGAGGTGGATCACAGCGCCCTGATCGAGCGGGCGGCAACAAAGCTGGAAGCTGAGAGAGTCGCCGAAACCGAGCTCCGTAAGCAGAAGTTTAAGTTTCTGACCCCGGGGCAACTAGTCAAGCAGCAGCGCGTCGGTTGGCGCGTGCTTGATGTGATCCCAAAAAAAGGCCTTGTCGTTATGTGGGGCGCTCCCGGCTCCGGCAAGAGCTTCGCAGCCTTCGACATAGGGGCGAGCATCGCCCGTGGCATCAAATACCACGGCAAGCGCACAAAACAGGGCTTGGTGCTCATCATCGCGGCCGAGGGTGATCTGACATCCAGAACCATGGCCTACATGAACGAGCACGGCCTAAAGGATGGCGAGCTCGACAACCTGCTGGTCATGCAGCGCTCAGTGAACATGCTCGACCGTGACGCGGACATGCTGGATCTTCTGGAGACGATCAACGAGATTGTCGACAGCACCGGCAAGGAGCTTGCGCTGTTGGTAGTCGATACGCTGAACCGGGTCATGCCCGGGGGCAACGAGAACGCCTCCGAGGACATGGGCGCGGTCATCAGCAACGCCAAGCTCATCGAGGACGCCTTCAAGTGCGCCGTGATGTTCGTGCATCACTCAGGCAAGGACGAAACCAAGGGCTCGCGTGGCCATAGCAGCCTCAAGGGCGCGATGGACGCCGAGATCTCGATCATTCGCAACGAGGACATCCGCACCTTCCGCATCGAGAAGCAGAAGGAAGGCATGGACTACTACGACCTGTTCAACTTCAAGCTGAAGACTGTGGATCTGGGCGCTATGCGTGACTTCGACGAGGATGCAGAGCTCCACGAGCGCCTGACCAGTTGCGTCATCGAGCACACGACTGAAGTGCCGGCCAAGCGTGAGGTGCAGAACAAGAACAGCGGTTTAATGCAGGCCGCCCTGCTCGCCTCTGGATCGAACAGCAAGGAAGTTGTGCGGCTGAAGTATTACGAGCTTCACACAGGCAGCGCTGAAGCGAAGAAAAAAGCATTCCAAAGAGACTGGGCGAAGTACATGAATGACGTCTGTCGGAGCGCTTCTGACGGGGACATTTAGGGGGACATTTGATGCGGGACATACGGGACATTTCGGGACAAACGGGACATCGGTGTCCCTGCTGTAGCGGGACAAACGGGACATTTGCTTATAAGAGCAATGTCCTGTCCCGCTGCGAGCACCTGTCCCGGTGAAGCTAGGAGGTTGAAGTGATTGATTTGAAAAAAACAAGCGAGATTGAAGTTGAAGAGTCAGCGTTGCCCGTGGAAAGGGAGGCCAAGGGAAATCCGAACTGGAAGCCGGGGATCTCTGCAAATCCCAACGGAAGGCCGAAGGGCGTGCCGAACAAGATCACGCGCTCGATCCGCGAAGCCATCCTTGCAGCCACTCAGCCCGGTGAATGCCATCCAGAAGGCCTGCAAGGCTGGCTGCGCGAGCGTGCGCAAGGCGGCATAGAAGACCGCAAGATATTCGGCGCAATGGTTTCGCGTGCGCTGCCGCTTGAGGTGACCGGGGCAGACGGCGGGCCGATCAAGATCGATCTCGGCTGGCTGAGTCAACGGCGCATCGGATACGGCGACGTCATCGACGTCATCCCCGAAGTCACACATCCGGCACAAAACCCCGCAAACCCTTTGCTGGAGCGGGGATCAACGGATTATCAATCCGTCGAGCCGATCGCCGGCCGGTCGGCGGCAGGGTCAGACACCGACAGCGAGGGAGGCGAGGCATGAGATATTACCCACAAGATCAAGGACTTAGCGCGTTCCTGCTCGAGCTCAAGCGCGAGCGCCAGCGCACGGCCGCACCCCCACCCCCTATCGATCGGCAGGTGGGGGTGGGAGCGGAGACAGGGATCCCTTGCCCACCGGAGCCAATACCACCCCAAAAGTTTTCTGCACTGCAACAAGAAAACAGAGAGCGAGCCATGGCCGCACAGGCCTACCCGTTCCTCCACACCAAGAAGCTGGGGCAACCATGAGCATGACCGACCTCCTCCACCTCTGGGCGCTCGGCATGTTCCTGACATGCGTGCTGTCAGTCTTCTGGCTCATCGACAACAACGACAAACACAAATGAACGACCGAACCCTATCCAAAGGCAAAGCCATGTCCCTCGACCAGATCAGCAAGGAGCTCGGCATCACTCGCGAGCGCGTCCGGCAGATCGAGCGGGACGCCATCAAGAAGCTGCTCACCAAGCTCAAAAACCGCGGCATTACCGAGCCCGGCCACATCCTGCCGGAGCAATTCGAGGAGATGAAGGCATGAACGACCAACAACGAGCAGCCATGCAGATGGCGTTGAGAGATTTAGAACTAATTTGGGAGGACAACCGTCCGTCAATCACCGCCCTGCGTGAAGCATTGGCGCAGCCGCAAGGTGAGTGGGTTGATTTGACGGATGATGAAATTGAGGAAGTGTGTGTCGGTCTTTGGGCAGGCTATTGGAGTTATAGCCGGTGGATACCATTGGCACAAACATTCATCGCCAAATTCAAAGAGAAGAACACCCCGCCAGTTGTGCCGCAAGAGCCGGTGGCTTGGAGCGACGCAGCCTTACTGTCTCTTATGAATAGCGTTGGTGATGGCCCGTACGGGGAAGAAGATATTGCTGTGACGCGGCGCTTTATGGAATACGCGGAACAAATTAGGCCAGAACTTATCACCACCCCGCCATCCGTTGAAGCCGCAATAGAGGCAACAAAAGAGAAAGCAGCGAAGGTGTTGGGCGAGGTAAGCCTGACTCAAGATGAACTGCAAAGCATTGAGTCTGCGTGTTCAACCTCAACTGAGTGCTATCGAGTTGTTGCAAAGGCTTTGAAAGATAAACACGCCGCAGCCATAAGGAGCATGAAGTGAAGCGCTACCTCACCTTCTCGATCCCGCCGGGCGTCTGCGACGAGATCGTCAAGGTGGCGCGTGAGCACGACAGCATGGACGCCAGGCTGACCGGCGCTGACCCCTATGTCGATCATGTTGCCCGCAAGACCGAAGTCGTCTGGCTGCCCCATGGCTGGTACGACGGCATCATGACCGAGATCGGCATGTCGGCGAACCTCGAGTTCGGCTTCGACATCTCCGACGGCGAGGACATCCAGGTCGGCTGGTACGAAGAGGGAGGGCACTACGGCTTCCATTCCGACGTCGACCCGTACAACACGACCCGCGGCTACCACCGCAAGGTGACGATCGTTCTCTGCCTTGAGGACGAGTACGAGGGCGGCGAGCTTGAGTTCAACTTTGGCAAGGAAAACGCCACCCTCAAGCTGAAAAAGGGCGAGGCCGTTGCTTTCCCGTCCTGGCTGCTGCACAAGGTTCACCCGGTGACGAGTGGCACCCGGGCGACTGCGGTGAAGTGGCTCACCGGCCCGTTCTGGAGATAACGATGAAGCTGACCGAATACCGCCCGCGCGACTACTTTCTGCCCCTGCACGAGCGCGACAAGCGCTGGGCCGTGGTGGTTGCTCACCGCCGAGCCGGAAAAACCGTGGCCATGTGCGTCGAGCTTGTCTTGGCCGCGCTCGAATGTCCGCACCCGCGCCCGCAGGTCTTCTACTTCGCGCCGTTCCGCGAGCAGGCCAAGCGCATCGCCTGGCAGTACCTCAAAGAGCTCACGCGCGACATCCAGACCAGGAAGCCGAACGAGTCAGAGCTAAAGATCACCATCCACAACCACCGCGGGGACGAGAGCACGATCTTCGTGATGGGCGGCGACAACCCCGATTCGGCCCGCGGTCTGTACGCCGACGCGGCCGTGATCGATGAAGTCGGCGACTGCCGGCCGTCGCTCTGGTATTCCGTCATCCGTCCGGCGCTTTCTGACCGTCGCGGCTGGTGCATCTTCGCCGGCACGCCGAAGGGCAAGAATCTGTTCTGGAATCTGAAGGAAGAGGCCCGGCTCAACCCGAACAGCCACCTCCTGCTCGAGCTCCCGGTCACGAAAACGAACGTCTTGCACCCGGAGGAGCTCCGCGACGCCCAGGTGCAGATGACGGAAGACGCCTACTCGATCGAGTACCTGTGCTCATTCGAGGCCTCGATCCCCGGCGCCTTCTTTGCCCGCGAAGTCGGCAAGGCACGGGACGAAGGGCGCATCTCCAACTTCACCGCCGACCCCGAACTGCCGATCCACATCGTCGGCGACCTTGGCTTTACCGACTCGTGCAGCTGGTGGGTGTGGCAGGAAGGGCCGGAGGGCAACCGCGTGGTCGACTTCTACGAGGCCGATGGCCAGCCGATCAGCCACTACATCGACTGGATCAAGGGTCTGCCCGGCAAGCTCGGCCAGGTCTGGCTGCCGCACGACGCCCGGGCGAAGTCGCTGCAAACCGGCAAGTCGATGGTGGAGCAGTTCATCGCCGCCGGGATCACACCGCGCCTGGTGCCCGAGCTCAGTCTGCTCGACGGCATCGAAGCCGCCCGGCAGACGCTCGCCTATACATGGTTCAACGAAGAAAAGACACGCGACGGTATCGACCACCTGGTCGGGTACTGCCGCGAATGGGACGAGCGCAGCCAGACCTACCGCAGCCGTCCGAAGCACGATCAACACTCTCACGCGGCAGATGCCTTCCGATATTTGGCTTTGGCTTCAACGCAGAGGATTTTCCCACGCATTGATAGAACCCCGACAGATGATGTAAAACCGCGAGAAGCACAAGGAGCGCACTACGCGTTTGCGCTCGATGACCTTTGGGATTGCGGCCCGCGGACAAGCAACAGGATCGGATAGTTATGGCAGACGACAGCAACAAGATCGAAAAGGCGAGCCAGTTCGGCGACGGCCCCCAAGGCAAGTACCGCCTGTGGCTTACCGAGATCGAGGCAAGCCAAAAAGAAAAAGAGAAATTCGACAAGGACGCCGATCGCATCGTTCGCCGTTACCTCGACAAGCGCGACGCCTACCAAGAGGCCGAGAGCCGCGTCAACATCTTCTGGTCGACCATCGACGTCGTCAAATCGAGCATTTACGCCCGTCCACCCAAGGCAGACGTCCACCGACTGTACAAAGACTTTGAAGACGATGTGCCCCGCGTGGCGGGCGAGATGCTCGAGCGCCTGCTCAACAACGAGATCGAGATGGACGGATCGTCCTTCGACTCGAGTTCGCGGCACGGCATCGAAGACTGGCTGATCGTCGGCATGGGCCAGATGTGGAATCGCTACGAAGCGAAAACAGAGCCCGAAATCATCCCGGCCGAGATCGACCCGATGACGGGCGAGACCCTGGTCGAGGAGCAACAGTACGAGCGACTGGTGTCGGAAGACGCCATCACCGAGTGGGTCTCGTACAAAGACTTCTTTTGGTCGCCCGCCCGCGTCTGGGAAGAGGTGCGCTGGGTTGCCCGCCGCGTCTACATGACCCGCGACCAGCTGACACGCCGGTTCGGCGAAGAGATTGGCAAGAAGGTGCCGCTCCAGACGCAAAAGCCGAAAAAGGCTGCGACGGTTGCCATCGCCACCCAGAACGAACCCTGGCAGAAGGCCGAGGTGTACGAGATCTGGTGCAAGACGAAGAAGACCGTTTACTGGCTTGCCCGGGGCATGGATGAACTGCTCGACGAGCGCCCAGATCCGCTCGGCCTGACTGACTTCTTCCCCTGCCCGCCGGCCATCATGGCCAACCTCACGACGAGCAACCTCATGCCTCGCGCCGACTACATCATGGCGCAGGATCAGTTCGACGAGCTTGACGAGATCAACACCCGCATCAAGTTCCTGACGAAGGCCGCCAAGGTCGTCGGTGCCTACAACAAGTCTGCCGGCGACTCCGTCGGTCGAATCCTCCAGCAGGCCGTCGAGAATCAACTCGTGCCCGTCGACAACTGGGCGATGTTCGCCGAAGCCGGCGGCATCAAGGGCCAGATCGACTGGGTGCCGATCGACCAGGTCGTCAACGCCATCGACAAGCTGCGCGTCTACCGCGGCGACAAGATCCAGCAGATCTACGAAGTGCTCGGCATCAGCGACATCATGCGCGGCTCGACGAAGGCATCCGAGACCGCCGCTGCCCAGCAGATCAAGGCGCAATTCGGTAGCACTCGACTGCAACTGAAGCAGTTCTACGTCGCGCAGTGGATCCAGGCTGGTCTGCGCATCAAGGCTGAAATCATCATGAAGCACTTTCAGCCTGAGACCATCATCATGCGGTCGAACGTTAACTACACGCCTGACCGCGACCTGGCGCAGCCTGCTGCCGAGCTTCTCAAGAACACCGAAATCAACCGCTACCGCATCACGGTCGAGGCCGACTCAATGGCGGCACTGGACTGGGCTGAAGAGCGCGAGAGCCGCATGGAGTTTTTGAACGGCCTTGGTGCCTTTATCAACGCCATCGGCCCGATCGCCGAGAAGGTGCCGGAGGCCTCGCCGTTCTTCATGCGCTTGATTCAGTGGGGCATGTCGGCATTCCGTTCGTCGAAGGCTGTCGAGGGCATTCTCGACCAGGCCATCCAGTCGATGGAGCAAAAGCAAAAGAATCCAGCACCCCCGCCGCAACCGACGCCGATGGAAATGGCCGAGGTCGAAGAGAAGCGTGCCGGTGCCATGGAGCGCCGTGCCCAGTCGGTCAAGGATCTGGCAGACGCCATCGAGAAGATGGCCATGCTGGGCCAGCCTCTGCCGATCCCTGCCGAGATGATCATCGACGGCGGCCTGCTCAACACCACACCGACCGGCCCGAACAGCGTCGCCGCGCTGGCCGAGAAGATCGATCAACTGGTGCAGATCTCGACCGCGCCGAAGCAAGTCGTGCGCGACCCGATGACCGGCAAGGTCGTCGGCGTCCAGCCCGTCCCGCCGCAGCCACCGATGCCGCCGCAGGGCATGCCCGGTGGCCTGCCTGGTGGCACAGCAAACCTTCCCCAGCCTCAATCACCGATGCCCCCGCAGGGCGCACCTTTAGGAGTACCGAATGCCTAACTACAACACCACAGTTCGCAACGACCGCATGTCGGTCGTGAACGTCGCATCCTCGGGTGGCAAGCTCGCCCTGTACTCGGGCACGAAGCCCGCAGGCGGTGGCGCTGTCACCACCAAGCTCGCCGAGTTCAACCTGGCCTCGCCGGCCGGCGTCGTCTCTGGCGGCGTGCTGACCTTCACCGACCCGTCGAACGCCACCGTGATCGCCAACGGTCAATGTACCTGGGCGCGTATCACCGACTCTGGCGGCTCCTGGGTTGCTGACTTTACCTGTTCGCAAGTCGGCGGCACGGGTGAGATCCGTCTGACCGAGGACGACCTGACCACCGGCATGACGCTGGACATCACCGCCCTGACGATTACCGAAGGCGACGCCTAAGTCATGACCTTTCCGGCCTTCTGGGGCACAGCAGTATGGGATGACAGTAAGTGGGACACTGTCATCATCGAGCTGTCTGGTGACATCACAGAAGGGCCGGATCTCGTCTCGGGCGCGGTAAGCGTCACCAACTACGTCACGGCCGAAGTCACCGAAGGCCAGGACATAACGCTCGGCGGCATCGCCATCATCAACCCCATCGGCGGGTTGATGTATGAGAACCAGGACATTGTCAGCGGTGAGATGAGCGTCACCAACTACCTGGTTGGCGACGTCACCGAAGGCACTGACATCACCGAAGGCGAGATCATCGCCTCTCAAGCTGTCAGTGGCGACATCACCGAGAACCAAGATGTCGTCACCGGCCAGGTGTCGACCATCAACCTGGTCACGGGTGACATCACCGAAAACCAAGACATCGTCCTTGGCGGGATCAACAACATCTCGCTCGTCGTCGGCAACATCACCGAAGGCGCGGACGAAACCTACGGCACTGTCTCGCTGATCTATCCGCTCTTCGGCAATATCACCGAAGGCGAAGACATTGTCAGCAACGACAGCGCCATCACCATCTACCTGTCGGGCGACATCCTCGACAAGGAAGACATCGCCCGCGGCAACTTCAGCGGCCCGCTTGGCGTCCGCAAGGGTGGTGGCTGGGCGCCGCAGTTCTACTACGAACGCGAATGGGAGAAGAAGCCCGAGGCCGTGGTCGAGATTGAAGAGATCTACGAGCCGGATCCCGAAGCGCTGTTCATTCCCACCGCTTTACCAATCGATCCTGCCGTTGCGAGAATGATCGACACGATCATGCGCGGGCCTGCGCCCGTCGACACTGACGACGACGACATGGAAGCACTGCTGATGCACCTGTGAGATGAGCATGGACGGATACGGAGAAATCAAAGCCACACCGATTAAGCGCGAATGGGCGATGACCGTCGCCAATGCGCTGCGCAAAGGGCGTGAGATCGGCAACAAGGTTGAGATCCCCGTGCTCGGCGGTCTGGGTGACACATTCATCGGCCAGGCGCCAGAAGGCTTCGAGCGCGTCGCCTACGACGAGCCGCTGACCACCGGTGCTGGCTGGACGACAAAGCTGCGCCCAGAAGCCATCGACATGGGCTTCCTGGCTGCTGACGTTGCGCCGATCGCTCGCTCTGCCGTGCGTGGCGCATCGAAGGTCGCAACGAAGGGATCCGATCGCCTCGTACAGGCCATCATGAAGAACAAAGACGTCACCGGCATGGACGCCATCAAGGCCGCCGGTGAGCTTTCGCCTGTGAAGCAGATCTTCGCTGGTCAGAAGTCTGCCGGCGCGAACCTCGAGAAGCTCAAGCAAGCCCAGGCCATGATCCCCGAGGGCGAAGACATCGCCTCAGATCTGTCGCGCCAGGTCTACAAAGACACCGGCTGGTTCCGCGGCGCTGACGGCCAGTGGCGCTACGAGATCAACGACAAGCCGGCGTACACCGCCAACGAGCTCGAGAAGGGCAAGTTCAAGAAGGCGCAGCAGGCGTGGTTTGGCGTGAAGGGCGAAGCGAATCAGTTTGCAGATGGGCTTCGCCAGAACGTCAAGGCCGGAATTATCGACACCGACACGGCGCAAGGTCTTTGGAAAGATCGCTTCGACGAGATTCGACCATTGCAACAAAAGTACGAAGAAGTCGGCAACGAACTTGGCCAGATGTACAAGATTGGCAACACACAGCGCACGACAGACCTGACTCGGTTCCTGCGCCATCCAGAACTCGAGGATGCCTACCGCGGACTGAAGAGCAAAGGAAGCCTCGACTTTGTCACGGCAAACCCGCATGTCAGAACCGGCACGAGCATGGACGGCTACTACCAGCCCGACAACATGCACATCAAGATGTCGGCCGGCAACGTCAAGGACGTCAAGAGCGGGCTTATGCACGAGCTCCAACACCACGTTCAAGGTGTCGAGGGCTTTGCCCCAGGCGGCAGCGTGCAAGAGTTCGTTGATCACCAGATTATGAGCAACGGCGGCCGTGCGGATCTGCACAAAGCATTCAACGACTACCAACGCTTATCCGGTGAGGCCGAAGCCCGCGCCGTGCAAAAGCGTATGGGCTACTCGCCGAAGCAGCGCCGCGACGTCTTCCCGCTCGACGACTACGACGTCCCACTCGATGAATTGATCATCAAGGAAAGAAAGAAATGACTCGCAAGACGTACATCCAGATCGATGGAAAGCTGGTCGACAAGGACGAGTATTACGCCGGGCGTATCGACAGCCATGGCATGACCATCATCACCGACGGCCACTATGACGGCCTTCGCGCACCAGACGGCACCGACATCTCGACCCGCTCAAAGCACCAGGCCTACATGAAGCGCACAGGCCTGACGACCACAGACGACTTCAAGAGCCAGTGGTCGCAGCAGGCCGAAGCCCGCGCCAAGTACGTTCAACAAGGCGGCTCTATATCGCGCAGCGATATACAGCGTGCCATTGCAAAACTCCAGAGAGGTTAATCATGGCCGGTCTACGCGCCCTCATCGAAGCAGTCGCCGAACAAGGCGCAAAGAAAGCAGCCAAGGCGATCGCCGAGGCCGCGCCGAAGGTCGTTGACGACGTCGCAGAAGAGGCGCCGAAGGCCGCCAAGCGTGCCGTCGCAGCACCGAAAGAGGTGGCTGTGCCGAAGCGCTTCAAAGAAGGCGAGAAGGCCGGCACCTACCGCGGCTCCGAAGCATTCGGCGGCATCAGCCCGCAGAAGCTCGGCCAGATGCGCGTGGACTACTTGCGCAAGATGGAAGAGGGCACGCCAGGCCGCATGTGGTACGACGACACATCAAAGGACATCTATCGCCTGACCGGCGAAGACGCCGGAGACGCCGACAAGATGGCGAACGCCCTGGCAATCACCTCTGCCGGCACCGGCGTATCACCCAACTTCATGCACGCCGCCAAGGCCTGGAATCAGGGCGCCGTGGGCGATGCCGTCAAGGCTGGCCGCTTCCCGAACGACATGGGCAAGCACATCGCCGAAGCATTCGACAACCCGGAGGCCAGCGCCTCGGGTCTGAAGCGCTCGCCGTTTTCGGCCGGGCTGTCGGTCGAATGGCGTGGCCAAGACTTTGCCAACCGCCCGACGCACGACATCCACGACGTCCGCGCCTGGGGCATCAAAGATCCGAAGACCGGCGAGGACTGGAAGAAGGGCGTCGGCGAAGCCGGCCACCGCTTCCTCGACGAGCAAGCCGACTTCGTCACCGACCGAGCCAACAAGACGAAACTCGGCGGCGCTGACGACTGGACGAACTATCGCGCCCAGGCAGCCGCCTGGATTGCACAGAAGGCCGAGAAGGAAGGCAAGTCGATCGAAGAGACTGCCAAACACTACGGCGACTTCATCAACGACCACAGCGCACAGATCACCCGCGAGTGGGTGCCTGGTGACAACACCGGCCACCTGATCGAGGCACTGCGGGCAGACGAGCCGACCCGTCGCGCATTCTCTGACGACATGGAAAGCATCGTGCGCGGCCCGCAAGGCATCGACATGCTGGCTCGCAAGATGGGCGCATTGTCGGATAAGGTCGTCGACAATCGCGGCGTCTACGAGGGCGCAACCAACCCGGGCTACGCATCAATCATTCCGTCAGGCAAGGTCGCCGCCGGCAAGGATTACATCACCGATCCGGCAAGCGAGAAGCTGCTCGACTCCGTCGCGGCTGCCCATGGCCTGCTCGGTACGCAGAAGCAGTCGGCATGGAATCACCTCACCGGCGACGCACCGATCAAGAGTGCCGGCGCCTACCAAGTACGCCGTGGCACGCCGTTCTCGGAGGCCGATCTCGCCGACCTTCAGAAGATCACCGATCGCGTCGGCGGCGACATCCCGCAGGTGGATCCCCGTGGCGCTCGCGTGCTCGAGTTCGGCGATGTGGGTTCAGATTCTCGCAATGCGATGGTCAAAGCACTGCGCGAAGCCTACCCGGACGCAGACGTTGTCCCGCAGGCGCGGAGCGGCAACCTGTTTCCGGTCGATGAGAACTGGAATGCCCCGGAGAAGTACAGCACCAAGCCGTACATCGACAAGATCGAAGCCGCCGGCCCGAAGGTCGTCGCAGGCTTTGACGAGGCAATGAAGACTATGGCACCGCAGGCACTGGCGAAGACTCAGGCCTGGGCGCAGAAGGCTGGCTGGACAGAAGCTCCGTGGTTTGAGACTGCAATGAAGGGTCTTGCCGAGGGCGGTCTGGCTCGCCTCAAAGAACTGCAAGCAGCAGGAGCAGTACCAGCCGTCTTCCTGACCGACCTGGCGTCGATCATGGGAGAGGAAGAGCCGCAACAACCATAAGGAAAAATCATGTCTGACACCACCTTGAGCATCCGTGATGCTATCGACGACGCAATGCCCGTCGATGAAAACGAACTAGCAGCGGCACCCGAAGCCGCGGCACCCGAGCCCTCTCCCTCAGAGGCGACCCCGCCGGCTGACGCGCAAGCGCCTTCAAACGAGCCGTCAACAGCAGAGAGCGCAAACCCCGAGGCTGACCCAAAGCAGCCTCGGGAGGAGCGCCTGCGCGACCAGCTGGGCAAGTTCGCCAAGAAGGCCGACGAGGGAATGCAAGCCGGCCCGAAGTCAGAGCCGCAGAAGCAAGCCCGCGAAGACCGCGCACCGCAGTCGTGGAAGCCAGAGACCCGCGAGCACTGGGCAGCCATCCCGGCCGAGGTGAAGTCGGAGATCGTGCGACGCGAGCGTGAGTTCGCCGTGGCCATGCAGGAGACGGCAGAACAGCGCCGCTTTGCTGACGCCGTCATGAAAACGATCGCGCCCTATGAGATGTTCATCAAGGCCGACAACAGCAACCCGCTCCAGGCCATCGACAACCTGATGGGCACAGCGGCCAAGCTGCGCACCGGCACCGCGCCGGAGCTCGCCAGCCTGATGTCGAACCTGATCCAGCAGTTCGGTGTCGGGCGCTTCGGCCAGGGCTTCATTGAGTCGCTCGACCAGGCGCTTGTTGGCCAGGTGCCGCAAGTGGATCCACGAGAGCAGGCCATCCGTCGCCAGCTGGAGCAGGAGATCGCCCCGGTGCGTCAGTTCATGAGCGAGCTCCAGCAGCAAAAGCAGATGCAAGAGCAGATGCAGCAGCAGGCGGCAGGTAGCGAGGTGCAGGGCTTCCTGGCCAATCACGAGTTCGCCATGGACGTCAAAGACGACATGGCAGACCTGATCGAGTTGGCCAGCAAGCGCGGCCGGGAAATGAGTCTCGAGGAGGCCTATGACCGAGCATGTCGTGCGCACCCAGAGATCGGCAAGATCTTTCAAAAACGTGATCAGGCATCTCAAGCCGCGTCTCGTAACCAGGTTGCACAGAGAGCGCGTGCGGCCTCAGTCTCTGTCGGCGGCGCACCTACTCCGTCGCCATCGGCTGGACAAGGCGGCGACCTGCGATCTGCACTCGAGAGCGCTTTCTCAGCACAATCGCGTTAATAAAAATGCCCGGCTTCGGCCGGGCTTTTTGTTGATGGTTTTCCCACCTGTTGAAGTGAGCGCAAGCCGCTGATATAACGAAGCCATTCCGATGCGAAGCCCATGCGGCCCATCCGTCGGCACTCAGTAGCACCCAAGGTTGTCTAGCAAGAGAGCCACCGCTACGCAGGACTCGCAAAGAGCCACCTGTCGACGGACTCCCAGAGAAACGACAGCCAAAGAGAACCTGGCGCAAGCCACATCCTTTTTGTCTTTCCCTTTAGGAGTTAATCATGGCCTTTGCCAATCCTTCGGTTAGCGACATCGTCGCAACGACCATCCAGTCGCGTTCGCGCACCATCGCCGACAACGTGACCAAAAACAACGCCATCCTGGCTCGTCTGAATCAGCGCGGTAAGGTTCGCACCTTCTCCGGCGGTAACGTCATCCTGGAAGAACTGTCGTTCGCAGAAAACCCGAACGCCGGCTTCTACTCGGGTTACGACCTGTTGCCGGTTGCAGCTGCTGACGTTATCTCGGCTGCCGAGTTCCAAATCAAGCAGTTCGCCGTGCCTGTCGTGATCTCTGGTCTGGAGCAACTCCAGAACTCGGGCCGCGAAGCCATGATCGACCTGATGGAAGCTCGCATCAACGTCGCCGAATCGACGATGGCCAACCAGCTGTCGACCTCGATCTACTCGGACGGCACCGGTGACGGCGGTAAAGAAGTAACCGGCCTGGACGCAGCTGTTGCTGAAGATCCGACCAGCGGCACCTACGGCGGCATCAACCGCGCCACCTGGAGCTTCTGGCAGAACGGCACGTTCGACGCCAACACTGACGGCGGCGCTGCCATCTCCTCGAGCAACATCCAGACGTACATGAACGCACTGTGGGCCAAGCTGGTTCGCGGCAGCGATCGTCCTGACCTGATCGTGATGGACAACGTCATGTGGTCGTACTACATGGGCTCGCTGCAACCGCAACAGCGTTTCACTGACCCTGCCACTGCAAACCTCGGCTTCCCGACCATCAAGTTCATGGACGCTGACGTTGTGCTGGACGGCGGTATCGGTGGTGCATGCCCGGCCAAGACCGCGTTCTTCCTCAACACCAAGTACATCTCGTGGCGTCCGCACCGTGACCGCAACATGGTCGCACTGTCACCGGATCGCCGTTATGCCATCAACCAGGACGCTGAAGTTCAAATCCTGGCATGGGCTGGCAACCTGACTTGCTCGGGTGCTCAGTTCCAAGGTCGTCTGTTCGACACCTCGGCTTAACTGAAACTAGCTCTCCAAGGTGGTGAGCAACCTTTGCACAGGCTTCCAGTAAACCCGGAGGCCTGTGCTCTTTTGGAGGTATGAATCATGGCAGCAACATTTTCTGGATCTGACGCTCCGTCGGTCTACGACGCAACTGAGTCGCAGCCGCTGGGCGCTGTAT